GGTACCTATACGCGAGTGGTCGTTGACGTTGTGGTTGTTTTACGAAGTAAAATATATAGCTATCAAGTACAGTTCTACTTTTGCATTGACGTCATAAGTCACGTGATTTTGTATTATAAATACGAGTGAGATTAGTTCTTTTGGAATTAGTTGTGCTTAATGTCGTTCATCAATCGGTTCAACAGTTTATTCGAGCGTCGTAGTTCTTCTAGTGTAGTAGGTATGTTTTTTCCTGAGATAGAGGATTATACTCAAAGTTTAAAATTAAATTCAGTTCGCGCTATTGGTAATACTTTATCTAAAGTTAGTGATGCGTATTTTCTTGGTTTACCTAAAACGCTCGTACCATTGGTGTCGGAATATGTGTATCGTTTTCGGGATCCTCGTAAATATTATGATTATCAGCCTGAGTTTGATTACGGAGTCGATGAAATATCAGAAGGAGCTTTATCCGAATTGGATGACTTTCCTTTTTATACTCGTCATTCTAATATGCCTGCATACTGTTTTCAATTTATTAATCATTCTGATATATATAATTTTGGCATTTTACGAAATGAATATTACGAAATTGAGTATGCAAAATACTATTTTTTTAACTCGCCTACCGATACACCAGTAGGAAATTTTCATCGTATGTATTGCCGATCGTGTATAAAAGAAATCTGCGACGCGTTTAAATTTCGTGGTAACGTAGCAAAAGCATATGGTATTCAAACTTTATATAATGATTACGCGATTAATGAAGTTGTTGATATGGACAATTATTGTAACAATTGTTTTGTTTCTACTTTATATTCATTGAACGAATGTTCCGGTTCGCATTATATCGATGTAGCCAATCATTGGTCAGTACCTTACGATTCTTTGTAATTACAGATGATGGAGAATCTGAAAACGTGGCTTCAACAAGTATGGAACCTAAATCCGCAAGTACCGATGTCGTCGGTTCGACATTGGGTAACCTTGATACTGAAGATATCCGAATTAATAGACCCGGAGACAATAAACCCCTCCGACTTCGAACGATTCACGATTTGTATCCGGAAGATTTTAAAACCATGGCAGAAGGATTTAATCGAATCACAGATGATCTCGTTCGAATTATACTATCAAAGAACGAGCGTTCTTCTCGGCGCTACTTATCAGACGTCATTTCCATCCAATCTCCTGAACACGCTATTCGAGTACGCCAAGTTCTTGCTAATGCCGCCCGAGACCATTGTACTCGAGGAGAGTTTTTTATCTGGCGTTTCGAAGGAAGCCATACTCACGTGGTTCACGACTGCTCCTATGCAGGAAGTACCTGCAGATGCCCCTTCTTTAACGACGCCAGTATCTACCGATTTCTTCGAAAGCCTTTGCGTTCCAGGAAGCGCGTCCACGAACTCGGAGCCCTCGACTGGATCAATATATTGCTATACTTCGCGGTGCACAAAGGGACTAGCCCTGGACAAATATGGCTCAACAAAAACCTGCAAGGATCTAATTCTTCAACTCCGGTTATACAATGGCAAGAAAATGTGCTCGGATGGGAGCAATCAGTATTGGAATTTCAAAGAAACCGACTGCCTATACACGATGTCTCAGAACTCGGTAATAGCTGGGTTGGCCAAACAGTTGATCGACGAAGTGAACCAGCATCTAAACGAAAGCGGAGCAACTTTGAAAAAGTCGTCGAAGAGGTATCGTCCCTATTAGTTAAATATTGTCCGGTACCGTTAATAGGTATTAAAAATTTAATACCGCCAAATCACGCGGATTTTCGTACTATACTTTTTGATCCACGTAATAAAGATAATTATATATCAGCGTGCGATATTCACGCTTTACATTTAAACAAATATTCTTTTAAAGAATTCCATGAACTTTATTCGCAAGCAGATAATCCTATATTTTATGCTAATAATTTAGATCCGTATGAATATTATCATTCTAGAGATACTAGCTTATATTTTTTAGACGAATTATTGAAGTTTCAACTTAAAGGTGAAGAGGAAATTATTAAACCATTTTTATCTAATCTACGTAATTGGTTTAACAGAGAAGGTCTTGACGGTAATCCAAAAATGAATGCATTGTGTGTTATTGGTCCGCCGAATTCTGGGAAAAATTATTTTTTCGACGCAATTATCGCTTTAGCAAATAATGTAGGTCATATAGGTCGAGTTAATAATAAAACAAATAATTTTGCATTGCAAGACGTAGTTAATCGACGTATAGTTGTTGGTAATGAAATTAGTATGGAAGAAGGAGCGAAAGAAGATTTTAAAAAATTATGCGAAGGAACCGCTTTTAACGTTCGTGTTAAATTTAAAGCTGATTGTATATTTACTAAGACGCCTGTTCTTTTAATCAGTAATAATGAATTAGATATATGTTGGGATCCGCACTTTAAAGATGTACGTTTAAAAACTATTCGTTGGAATACTGCACCATTATTAGCCGCTAGTAATAAAAAACCATATCCATTAGCTATGTATGATTTATTCGATAAATATAATGTTTCTTATTAATATTTACAATGTTCTTATTTATTACGTTGAAGTACTGGAGGTACAGATGCTCGAGCAACACTACCAGGAGGAGTTGTAGCTTTGGTTACGTATAAACCATCTCGCATTGTATATTGTGGAAGTAAATCATACTCAACGCCAGTATCATCGCACATACGCCAAAATAATTGATGAGACGAAACATTAGCAACAGTTGCCAACGGTCTACGTGTGGGATACATAACTTTAACTTTTGCTGTACAAATAACTTCCCAATAACATTGAGTATCAGTAAACTGATTATCAATAGAAGTAGAAGGTATACTTGTTGTTGTGAGAGCGGGTACGGGTTGAATTCCAATATGAAGAGATGGTTGAGAAGCAGAATTATTACTTTCATGACGTAAACCAGTAGTAAAAATTTGATCTTTTTCGATAATTTGATTAATTTGATATGGAAAAGTTAAACTCGAAAAGTAAGTATCACGTGCGGCGTTTTCGAAAGCATTGGTCGAAGTATCGTCGTCTCGTAAAGCCAGCTGGGTAGGTGCTCCAAGAACATTCGAATAGTTGGTAAGTGTATTTGCGTTAGATAAGCCAGTACCTTTCGCAATTTGTACAGTACCAGTAGAGGCACCGTACTGTGGATAAGCGTTGATAATAGCGTCGATTGGAGTGGTTATAAGACCCATTTTAGGTTTATAATGACGTTCTAAGAAAACAGTATTTGAAGTTTCGTCCGCATTAAATTCGTGATAATATTCTTGTAAACAAGGCCAACCAGATAACGATGAATCGTTAACAGAATTTTGCATCGCGTAATAAAACGGTAATATATAAGGAATACCAAATTGATGACGCGGAGAACCAGTAAGAAAACCGGCGTTTGTGTTTTGAACTCCGTAAAATTGATCTACAAATTGATTGTACGCTGAATTTGTTAATTCGGTAGTAATTGCAGTAGGTATCATTGCTTGATTAGCAGCAAATGCAGTAGGAGCTACGTTTTCACCTCCGGCATATTGTAATAAACCATCGGCAAATATAGCGTTTTTGTTTTGATTTAAAGTAGCTAATTCAGAAGTGGTACTATTGGTTTGAAAAGCAACACGTACATTTCTTTGTCGAATTTTAATATGTAAATCAATAACAGATGAACCAGAAGGAAGTAATGAATATTCGCTAGGATTCATATACATAAATAATCGATTCCACGGTATTTCAGCTAAAGGTGTAGTCATAAATACGTCAGTCCAAGTATTCGATTCTAAGCCACGTGAAATTTGAATAGGTTTATAAGCAAGTCCAAAAGTTGTAAATCGATGTACCTTTCGATAAACACGGATATCAGAATCACCATCGCGATTAACAATCGGTCGTTGTATAGGACCCATCATTATACCTGTATCACCTGATATACTAGCTCCGGAATCTTCTGTATCATGACCTGTGCCAGGTCGTTTCTTTCCAATTCCACCTGCACTTTCTGCTTTACGTTTCGCAGAACTAGCATTACCAGTAGTACTACCAACTTCCATAGCTGTTCCAGTACCGGGTACTTGAGCCATTAATTCGTTTTGTAAATCGAAATCGAAATCGTCTAAATACTCTAAACCTTCGTCTTCGGATTCGATATCGGGCGGATGTTCGTGTACTTCGGCTTGTACTTCTATAGGCCCACCTACTTCGTCGTCACTATCGTCTGCGTTATTAACCGGATGTTCGATAGGAGCAGTGGGAGCAGATTGTTGTTCTGAAATAACAGGAGATGTAAATTTTTCACCTCTACGAACTCGCGCCAAATTATATTGTTCCCAAGCGTATCGTCTTTGTCCTTCGTTTAACCTTTCCCAATTAGGTCTTTCGTTAGGAGGTGCTTTCAAAGGTGGGATACGCTTAGGTGCCATCTGTAAATAAATAAAACTTACTTTTAATATCAGGAGATGGATACTGTTGTCCAAAGGTACGTTCAAATGTCCGTTTACCTAAGAGTCCGGCTGCGCCAAAAAGTGATCCAAAATCGGGGATGTTTCCCGAGAAGATTTGTTCTCCAATTCGACTGTCGTTCCAAAATTTATTAATTCCTTCTGTATCCGCTTTATCGGTGAGCGCACGTACTTCTTCTTTTGTTTGAGCGTATTCGGAGATGAGACCGTACTGTACGTCGTGTTCTTTAGCAATTCGGTCAGTAGACGTAAGTTCCTTATCGTCTCCTCTGTAGATCGGATTGCCTGGTCCAATATAATCGTGGCCGAGGAGAACTGTACCTGGACTGTCGCCTGAAACGAGATCGGCAACACGTTCAATACCACTAGTATACGGCACACTTTTCGATAATTTATGTAATGTTGGATTACTGCGATTAGGTCGCTTAGGAAATTTTTCTAAATATTGTTTATATACTTCGTCTAATTTTTCACGATTTTCTTTACGCCAAGCGTCAAAATATTTATAACCACTAACCTCAGCTTTTTTCTTTGAAATACGCGGTTTCTTCGATACACGAGGTTGTCCTTTATCGTTTAAATTATTCACAAATTGATATTTACGATACCAATTCCAAAAACCGTCTTTTGGATTCAACGGGTGTCCGTGTGGATGACCCTCGCGCGATTCTAATTCTTTTTTCCAATTCTGATTACTTTGCCAAAAAGCGTCTTTCGAACCTCCTTTAACACTAGCTAACGCGGTAAACGTAGGTACGTCCGGCACTACTTGATCAGACATTATGAAGAACTAAATTAAAAGAAGGAGTATTTATACTATTTATAATACAAAATCACGTGACTTATGACGTCAATGCAAAAGTAGAACTGTACTTGATAGCTATATATTTTACTTCGTAAAACAACCACAACGTCAACGACCACTCGCGTATAGGTACC